AAGAAGATTACTTTATTGTAGGTTTTTCAATGCCTTATTACGGACAGTTTCAAGACAAAGGTGTTAAAGGTAAAAAGAGTTCTAACAGAGCGCCAAACAGCCCTTTTAGATTTGGAACAGGTTCTGGTAAAAAAGGCGGATTAACTGATGGAATTTTAAAGTGGGTTAAGGCTAGACGAATACAATTTAGAAATAAAAAAGGAAAGTTCTTGAGTTATGAAAGTACAGGATATTTAATTTCTAAGAGTGTATTTAACAAAGGTTTAAAGCCTAGTTTATTTTTCACAAAGCCATTCGAAGCAGGTTATAAAAAGTATATTGATACTGATTTAATTAAAGCGTTTAGCACAGATATAGATTTAATAATTGATAACATAGAACTAAAAAAATGATAATATACACACGAAGCCCTTATTTTATTACAGTAGACGAAGCTTCACAAGTAGGAAGTAAGATTGAATTGCGAATATGGAACGGTACAGGTTCAGCGCCCACTGGAGCTACTTACATATTAAGTAAATCTATTGCGTCAACTACTCAAAGAAAAAATAGTTATAATATAAGTCCTTATATTAGAGAATACATTGAGAACGTAGCACCTATTTATACAGCAGATAAAACTGATAGCATTAATATGTGGGCAAATGTAGAGGTTAAAAGATACAAAGAAACTTCTATAGGTGTTTACTCGTTGTTAAATACTACAACTTATTTAGGAGTTTATGGTTATACTCTTTATACTCAGGGATATAACTTTACAAATGCTTCAAATGATTTTATACCATTAACAAACGTTGAAAAAGATATAAGATACAATAGAGATAGCTTATATCCTTATATAAATGTATTAATAAATCCAAGTACAGAATTAAACATTATAGCTACTTATAAAGATTTATCAGGCGGTAATATCGCAAATGTTAATTATACTTCTACTAAAGGAATGTTAAAAGTTCCTGTAACTTTAGCAAATAGCAATTACGATAACGGAAATACATTAACAATTAAATACACTTTATCTGCTGTTGATTATACATTTATCTATAGAATAATTCCTGTTTGTGAACCAAAATACACACCTGTTATTTGTTCTTTTATTAATCGTTATGGGGGCTGGGAGTTTTTAACATTCTTTAAGACAAGAAAAGATGATATAAATGTAAAAGGTAGTAATTATAATTTATTGTCTGATACGTTAGATTACAACTACCAAAGAGGGCAAAGCAAATCTTTTAATTTAAACGGAAAACAAACTGTAAAATTAAATACTGGATTTGTTCCTGAGAATTATTCTAGTTCTATTCAGGATTTGCTATTAAGTGAAACTGTTTTATTAGATGGAAAACCTGTTGAAGTTAAGACACAATCAGCCAATTTAAAAACATCATTAAACGATAAGAATATAAATTACGAATTAGATTTTGAGTATTCATATAACCTTATAAACAACGTAATATAATGGTAACAGTTGGCTTATACATATACATAAATGACGAAGCAAAAAGAATTGAATTATTCGATGACGAAAAGATTTCTATTAATTCTTCTATTCAAAACATATCAGATATATCAAAGGTTTATACTGACTTTAGTCAATCTTTCACAGTACCTGCTACTAACAATAATAATAAAATATTTAGTCATTGGTATGAAAGTAGCATAGACAACGGCTATGATGCAAGAAACAGAAAAAAAGCTTATATTGAATTAGACACGATACCATTTAGAAAAGGTAATATTCAGTTAGAAAAAGCAACTTTAAAAAATGGCAAGCCTGAAAATTATACAATAACTTTTTTCGGAGCGTTAGTTTCTTTAAAAGATACATTTGCTGAAAAGAAATTATTTGATTTGGATTTTAGTGCATATAATTTTGAATACACAGGTGCTGATGTGGTGAGTAGGGTTAACAGTACTGTTTCAAACGATGTTAAATTTCCTTTAATTAGTTCTAATAGAGCTTGGCAAGATACAGGAACGACTGATAATATTACAACAAGCGGAGGAGCTATGTTAACAAACGAACTATTTCCTGCTTTAAGATTAAATAAAGTTTTTGATACAATAGAAAGCTTTTATGGTATTACGTTTGAGAGTAATTTCTTAACAGATGCAAGATTTACAAATGCCTTTTTATATTTAAAAAATGCCGAAACTTTTGTTACGAAAAGCGCACCAACAAAGATAACATTTACAACGAGTTCAGGATTTCCTTTAGCTAGTAGATGGTTTCTTGGTTCTTCCTTGACTTATGTACAGCCTGTAACGTTTAATAATACTTCGGCAACATTAACTATCACAGCTAATAATTTAAATATAGATTATTCTATTTTAGTTTATAAAAATGGTTCTTTAATTTCTACATTTCCAGTACCCAACAAAGCAGTTTCCGTTAATGTGTTTAACGTTATTAATTTTACTTCTAATTCACCAAGTAATGTAGGTAGTTATGAATTTTATTTACAATCAGAAGATATAATGAACTATGCAACAAGTTTAAATGTTAGTGTAGTTTCTTTTGGTTCAGCCACAGCAAGTAACGCTTCAAAAACAACTACAGGAATAGTAAACGTGTCTAATTATATGCCAGATATTAAAGTACAGGACTTTTTTAGTGGAGTTTTAAAGATGTTCAACCTTACTTGTTATAGTGAAACTGAAAATGTATATCAAATAAGACAATTAGAGGAATGGTATAACTCAGGAAACATAACAGATATAACAAAACATATTATAATCGATAATTTAGATATAGACAGAATAGAAACCTTTAATAAGATTAATTTTGGCTATCAAAAATCAGAAAGTTTAATGAATGTAGCGTATAAATCGAATAACGGTGTTGAATATGGTGATTTATTAGCTGAAATAGATTCGGACGGAGGCGAATATAAAGTTGATTTGCCTTTTGAAAATATGTTATTTAATAAATTTACAGGTCAAAACCTACAGGTAGGTTACGCATTGAAACAAGATTTAAAGAATTATCAGCCTAAACCTATTATTTTATATGATTATGGTACTTTACAAACTTGTAATTTCTATCTAAAATATGACACAATTAACACAAATATAACTACTTATAACGCTTTTGGTCAAGATACTTTAATAAGTGGTGTTAATTATAGTTTGAATTTTGATGCAAATATAAGTTCTTTACTATTAACACCAATTAACAATAGTTTGTATAAGATGTATTATGAGAATTACATAAGTAATATATTTAATTCTAAGCAACGGAAATACAATGTTAAAGGTTTACTACCAATTAGCTTATTAACTAATCTTAAATTAAACGACAGGCTTGTAATACGAGATAAGAGATATATTATTAATAATATGAAGATAGATTTAACAACGGGTGAGGTTGATTTTGAACTGATAAATGATTTTAGAACATTATGATAAACAATATTTTACAATTATTAGCGATAGATGAACACTACGCTAAGAGTGAATTAATAGAAATAGCAAAAGGAAAATATGAAATTCCAAAGAGTTTCAAAGTAGGATTTAAACAAATTAAAAGATTAATAAAATGGCAGAAATAAAAACTGTAGAACTACAAATAAAATCAAATGTTAATACTGCTTCGAAAGAGTTTGATAGTTTTGCTAAATCGATAAAAGCGGTTGATAATTCTGCTACGAATTTAGATGCTACATTTGAAGAAGTTTATGGTGATTTAAAACCATTGACGACTAGAATGGGTGAAGCAGAAGATAGGCTTTACGAATTAGCTTTAGCGGGTAAACAAGGAACGCAAGAGTTTAAAGATTTGTTACAATCTGTAGGAAACTATAGAAAAACACAAATTCAAACTGATATGGTAGTAGATGCTGCTGCTACTACATTAGGTCAAAAATTAACAGGTTCATTAAATGCTGCGGCTGGTGCTTTTAGTTTGGTTCAAGGTTCTATGTCTTTATTTGGAGCTGAATCTGAAGATGTAGAACAAGCTATCTTAAAAGTTCAATCTGCAATGGCTATTAGTCAAGGTGTAGAAACAATCACAGAGGGTGCTAAAAGTGTT